CAATTAGATGAAATCATCAGAACACTACGAGAAGCTAGAGCAGAACTACAAGAGAGCCATGCTGAATATGAAAAGAAACAGATGGCCTTGCTTAAGCAGATGGAACAAGGACGTGGTCTATGATATAATAGGGACATTACTAGTCGGAGCCGTAATACTGGCGATGATGATGTTGTAAGGATTTGGCGAAAGCGTACAATATATTGCGCTCAACTTTATGGACCGCGTGAGTAGCCAATCTAATGTGTATACAATCTTTAGGTGAATGTTATAGAATATTAAACATTACACATTGGAGACTGGAATATGTCTGAACCTAAAGTTAAAACGAAACAGCTCAAGCCGAACAAGGCGATTGAGTTATCCGCGCAAGAATCCGCGCAAGACAAACCACTGACAAGCAAGCAGACAGCCACAGCTATAGAGAAGCTATCACACATAGGGAGACCAACAACATACTCCCATGAGATAGCTGTACTCATATGTGAGATGATAGCTGATGGCAATCCATTACGTAGAATCACTAAGATGGATGGTATGCCACGGAGCAGTACAGTTTACCTTTGGTTGCTCCAGCACAAAGAGTTCTCGGAGATTTACACACGCGCACGCGAAGACCAAGCTGACGCACTAGCTGATGAGATAGTAGAGATTGCTGACGAACAGCCTGAGCTTGTCCCTATGTACGACAAGGAGGGTCAACTCATTGAGGTGAAGATTGATACCGCATTCATGGCGTGGCAGAAGAACCGTATGGACGCACGCAAGTGGACAGCCTCCAAGCTGAAGCCTAAGAAGTATGGGGAACGTCAGATACTAGCTGGTGACGCTGAGAACCCCTTAGAGGTCAAGCAACAATCAGAGATGCTAGAATCCCTACTGATTAACTTAGAGAGAACGAGGCAATCCAAATGAACTATGGTAAGGCATTCACGGCCGCTAAGGGTGGCTCACGGGTAGCAAGGGTAGACTGGGGTGGTAAGTACCTCACGTTTCAAGATGGCTCTGTGGAGCTGGGCTTAAAGCCTGTCATGATGTTGAATGATGGAACTGATAGCACAGTATGGTCATTCACGCCTGAAGACCTAGAAGCTGAAGACTGGATATTCATTGGCTAGTGTAGTGTTCACCAGCGAAGAGGTTGCTGAAGAGTTCAACTCACTTACTCCACAGTGGCAAGCTTACTACGCGCACCGCTTAGACTGGTTAAATAAAGCGCATGACCATCAGATATTGCCTCACGGTGATTGGTGGTCTATATGGCTCTTAAATGCTGGTCGTGGGGCAGGTAAGACACGTACCGCTGCCGAACAAGTATATGATTGGGCATGGACAGAGCCAGGCACACGATGGCTAGTATCAGCGCCAACTAGTGCTGACATCCGTGGTACATGCTTTGAGGGCGACTCAGGGCTAATGAACATCATCCCTGACGTATGTATCGCTGACTACAATAGAAGCTTCCATGAGATTAAGTTGACCAATGGGTCGTTCATTAAGGGCATCCCAGCGTCAGAGCCTGAACGGTTCCGTGGTGGTCAATGGCATGGTGCATGGCTAGATGAGTTGGCAGCGTGGGATTACTTACAAGACGCATGGGACCAAATACAGTTTGCAGTACGTCTAGGTAAGCGTACACGTATCATAGCGTCAACAACGCCTAAGCCTAAAGACCTCATCGTTGAGCTGGTGGGACGTGACGGTGACGACGTAGTCATGACCACAGCCTCCACTTACGCAAACCTAGCTAACTTAGCTCCATCATTCCAAAAGCAGATACTACAATATGAAGGTACCAAGCTCGGACGCCAAGAGATTTATGCAGAACTTATTGACCCTGAAGAAGGAGGTATTGTTAAGCGAGATATGTTTCGATTGTGGCCAGCTAATAAACCCTTTCCCAAGTTTGAGTTCATACTACAATCATACGACTGTGCGTACACGGAGAAAACTGTTAATGACCCTACCGCTTGTATTGTGTTCGGAGTGTTCAAGCCACTAGATGGTCCCATGTCCGTCATGGTGATAGACGCATGGCAAGACAGGCTCCAGTACCCTGACCTCAGACCTAAGGTCATCGAAGAGTACAAGGTATCGTATGGGGAAGACGATGAGTCAGACATCTCCAACTACAAGGGAGGCAAGAAGGTTGACCTTATCCTAGTGGAAGACAAGGCGGCTGGCATCAGCTTGATACAAGACTTACAGCGCGCACACCTTCCTGTACGTGCGTACAACCCCGGCAGAGCTGACAAGATACAGCGCTTGTCCATCGTGTCCAACATCATCTCAATGAAGCGCGTATGGATACCTGAGAGTACACAGCGCAAGGGATACGTGCGTGACTGGGCAGAGGGATTCGTTAGTCAGATATGCTCGTTCCCTGACGCGACACACGATGATTACGTGGATGCATGTACTCAGGCGTTACGCTATCTACGCGATGCAGGATTCCTAGACATCGACCCATCACCTGTGTATGATGATGATGACTACTATGACGCAAAACCTCAGCGCGTCAATCCCTACGCGATATAGGACAGACTATGGCAAAGAAGACATCTCTCATTAGTACAGGCTTAAGCGAACTAGAGAAAGCATTCCAACAAGCTCAAGCACTTGAGAAGGCAGAAAAGTTTGTTAAGAAGCCACCTCAGCAACTGTATGAAGAGGGGCTAATGTCTAAGTCTGCTTATCAGGATGCCTTAGAGTTAGAGTCTCGCAAGAAGAAGCCACCAGCACTGCCACTTGACTTAGTACGTGCCAAGCCAAAGACCAACGAAGAGATTGATAAGATTGCTGAACGCATAGCACGCCAACAGTCAGGGGAGCATGTAAAGCTTTCTGAGCGCACTGGTAACCCAAAGGATGTGGAGAACCTAGCTGGACGTTCACTGAAAGAGTCTAATCGCGTCAAAGGTACTAAATACACGTTAGAGCGCACAAAAGAAATCCGCCCTACCCCAATATACGAAGCAGAGCTAGGTGACATCAATATGGGGTTGCCAGGAGACCAAACAGCCTCAGACTTTCGATTGATAGACGTAAACGGCAGACCCATTGGCTCAGACCAACAGGGCGGTTCAATGTATGGTGAAGGCAAGCTTGACCTAGAAGACCCCCTCTTTTGGGCTTCACAAAAAGAAGTAGCTCAACAGTTCCAAGACAAAGTAAGCGCACTAGCCAAGCTGTATAACACCGACAAGATAACAGCCTATCACTTAGCGATGGGGCAAGACGCTAATAACTTCGCCATGCACTTCGCAGACGCAAACCTAAAGGCTATTATGGATTCAAACCCAAGCCCTGAAGCGATAGCAAAGTTCAATGATGTTGTAAGGCAAGGTCCAGCGCATCCAGTAACTGGGAAGAAAATCCCTATGCCACATTTTGTTGGCATTGAGCATCCTGAGCAAGCTTACTTACAGATGATGGAAGACCCAAACCTACGCAAGTGGTTTAACAACCGCATGAAGGTGGACAAGTACACGACAAACATAGGCTTACCTAACGGTAAAGACATCCAGTACGCCATCACAGAGCCAACGCTACGTGACATGGAAATTAACATGACTGGCAATAGCGCAGGGCGCATGGTTCCTGATGCAGAGTTGACAGACACAGCAGACCATTTGACTTATGGGAAAGGCATCCAAGGGGTATCTTTAGGTAAGGCTCCTGAGCTATCCCCGTTTGAATTGTCATTCCCTGATGCTGACCAGTATCTTCGCGCTGTGTATAGACCAAGCGACGTTACAGGGACGATGCAGAAGGTATTCCCTCACCAAGTCGTAGACCAACAGCACATCGACCAACTAGGTCAATATTACAAGCGCCTTAAAGATATACGTGGCTTCGCCAAAGGCGGTAAGGTTGGAGCGCTTGGTAAGCTATTGGAAGAAGGCATGGGCGCTTACAATGAAGCCAAGCAATCTACAGAGGCTGCTAAACAACTGAACCGTATTGCTGGCGCTGATGTGTCAACTAAGAAAGACTTGCTCACCATAAATGACTTCCATGCAGGAATGATGGATGAGATACGTCGTCGCGCTGCTGAAACTAAAAAGCAAATGGAATCGTTTGAATATACGTACTCTCCGGGCGATAACATCTTTACTGAGTGGTCAGCCAAGAACAACAGAGCGCCATACAAGATTGTAGGTAAGGGCATGACTAGCACTAAGATGCTAGGGCGCGATGAGCTAGGAAATAAGATATATGCACCGCGCAATCCAGCTTACTGGGTAGAGTCAGTAAGCGATGAGGGGGTTGAAAGGTTTCAAATACCAGCTGATGCAATTAAGGGCAAGGTGGATGTAGACAGCTATGCCAAGGGTGGTAAGGTTGGCAAGGCAGTTGGCATCCTAAGCGAATTACAGAAGGCATACGACGAAGCTAAAGCGCTTGAGACAGTCAAGCCCAAGGTTATTGTTCCAAACAAAGATTTACAAGAGCTTCAAAACTATATCCTCAATAGTGGAGGGAAAGAACAATCTAAACGCTTAGAGCGTGCTTTAGATGAGGTTCCTAACCTTATGAGTATGTATAAGCCAAACGCCATTAAGCACGCTTTACTTGGTGATAATGCCAAAGCCATTGCAACTATTAACCCTGCTGACTTTGAAAAGTACGCTCACGCCATCAAGCCTGAGCATGCAAAGACTAGAACATATTTTGGTGATAAGCCTGAGCCACGTTACGAAGACATACTGAAGCATGCTGGCGTTACTAGCAAACAATACTTAAGTCTTCCTGAAGAAGTTCAAAGTAATTTAGTTAGTAGATACAAAGAAACATTGCCATACAATGAAATGAATCACGAAGAGTACATTAAGCATTTAGCAAGCTTGCCATCGTTTAACGACATGCCTTTCCTGTACCTGAACAAAGATGAAGTTGGCTTGCCACTTATGCCTGAGATTACAGGGCATGAAGGCCGTCATCGAAACAGAGCCTTAGCAGGTAAGGGTGAACAAAAAGCATTGGTACAGATATATCCACGTGGAGACTTGCGCGAAGGATTACCAAGACGTAGCAATGAAGAGTTCTTGGATGCTTTATACAAAGAAATGCAATATACAGATAACATGGTTCAGCCTGAGTACAGGCCACAAGTAGAGGGAGAAGTAAAGCGTTCGCCTATTCTATTGCCTGATATGTACGCCAAAGGTGGAAAGGTTGACCTAGAACAAGAATTTAAAAATGTTTTAATGGCTCCAATCCCTGCTAACGCTAGGATGCTTGCTAAGAGCATTATTAATCCAAGCAATGTAGATGAATCAAGCTTTACTGATGAAGAGCTTGCTGTGCAAAGACAAGCATACTTAAACTCAGTGTCTCGCTCACAGGGTAAACGAGCTAAAGAATTGAGAGAACTTCATAACACCAAGGGTGAGTTCAACACTAACCCTGAAGACATGCAGATGCCTGAGTGGATGGTTAAGAAAGTAACGCCTACAATTCAGTATGAAGACTACCCAGTAAAAGATAAATATAAAGATTATGGCGTTGGCAATGCCCCTATCAGCGCTTCCTTTGATGATAAAGGCTATTCAATGTCTACCTCTATTGGTAGAGCTAAATACTACAAAGATAAAGACGGCAATATTCATGTTATTGACTCATACGACTTTCCAAAGGGCAAGAACATGGAAGACTATGGTACATGGTCATTGCCATTTAAAGCAGCTCATGCTGTTGGAGAAAAGTTAAGCCACAAGATGCCAATGAACATTAATTTAGGCAAGTTTGCTAGTGGAGGCAATGTTAACCTAGAACAAGAGTACATTAACGCAGACGTTATCCATATGGCTGGTGGTGGATGGAATAGCCCTAACGCACCTAAAGACCCTAAGTACAATGGCCCTGAATACGAATTAGCCAAGATGAGTACACTTAAGAAAACTGCGGAGATTCTTGGTAAGGCTGGCGTAAAGCAACTCAAGAAAGAGTGGGCTAACCCTAACGGTCAGATGGCTATAGATATTCTTGGTAACCTTGGTGCAGACGTTGTTGGATTTCCTTCAGATACGGTGAGTGATATGTCTGAAATTGAGCCAATAGAAAGTGTAGCAAGACCGTGGGGAATAGACCCAAACAATTCTTATGATAAAAGAATGAGGGTAGCAAGAAAGAAAATGATGGAAGCGCGTGATGGAACTTTACCTATGATGGGAAGTGAAAACATACGCAAGCAATTGAAGGATACTGGCATCACTAGCGGAACAGAACGCCCACTAACTGAAACCATGTTAGCACTTGCTACTCCTGCTATTGTATCTAAAGCGCCAAAGATTATGAAGGGCATCGAGAAGATAGCTGACATGAACCTTCCTGCTGGTCTATCCATCAAGGATGTAAGCAATGCTAACAAGACGGCTGAGTTTAGGTCATCTGTAGCTAAGTCAGTTAACTCCCACAAGATGGAGACTATGCCGGGCGCACAATGGGCTTCTTGGCTTCAAGCAAACGGCTCTAAGAGCGCTAAAAAAGAAGCGGAAGCTACTGGTCTATACGACTGGTTAAAAACTCAGCCAAAGGTCACAAAATACGATATAGAGGAACATATCGGTGAGAACTTGCCTAAGACTGAGAATAAAGTATTGTCAGGTATTAAAGGCTTTACTGAGGAAGAAAAAGGTAGGTACAAAGAACTATCAAATAAAGCTTTTGAGTTAAATAGAAACATTAACAACATAGCGGGTATGGAGCCTAATGATGTTGTTGAATATGCTCGGTTAACAAACAAGATGGGTAGACAAAGCCTAGATAGTTTGGAAAAAAGCCACGATGAAATGATAAAGTTAATAGAGGCAGACCCTGTAGGCTATGCCCCATATAGTAAAGAACTTGAACTTTACAAGGCGCGTATTGATAACTTTAATCCTAAAGATGTTATTACTGATGAAAATGCTGTTAAATATGCAAGTCGTGTAGAACCGGGTGGCAAGAACTACAAGGAGACGATTGTCTCTCTACCTAAGAAAGGCAAGCTTCCTGAAGGATACAAAGTTGTAGAGTCATTTGATGACGAAGGCAAGCCCTTCTACCACGCTGAAACGCCAAACACAGTAAGTGGTAAGTGGCGTGACAAAGCAATGGCAGAAGAACAGTTGGGGCAATACGCAAGAAACTCTGAGAAGGTGTACGAGTCAGGTCATTACAGAGGTATTGACAATCCGTTACTTCATATGAGAACAAACGAGCGCCTTACCCCTGAAGGTAGAAAAGCCTTGTTCATGGAAGAGTTGCAATCTGACTGGGCGCAATACGGACGTGACAACGGGTTTCAACCAAAGACTGTAGAAGATTATTACACTACTGCTAATGAATATGCTACACGAGCAGGAGAAAAATCATTTTCTGAGTTAGGCCCAACAGAACAAGCAATGATTCAAAACATGTTTGAAAATTCTTCTAAGGTACCACTTGCCCCATACGTTACAGACACAAACGACTGGACGGCACTAGGGCTAAAGCATGCACTTAAACAAGCGGTAGATGAGGGGCATGATTATTTGGCATGGACTACAGGCACACAGCAAGCAAAGCGTTATGACTTAAGCAAAGAGGTTGACCAAATTCAATACCATCCTGAAACTGGTGATTTACATGCATACAAACAAGGCGAACCTAGGATTATTGAAAAAGTAAGGGATGAAAACC